AAAGCCCGTGAACTATTTCATGACATCGTAGTGGCAAAGTCACGCCAGATCTACGAAGAAATGATGGAAGCTGTAGAAGTGGTTGAAGCTGAAGAAGATGACGAAGAAGTCACTGAAGCAGCTGAAGATGACGAAGAAGAAGTTGACGAGTCTATTGGCGGCGACAGCGCAGACGACTTAATTGACGACGTTGAAATGGAAGAAGAAGGTATGTCCATGGAAGGCGAAGGCGACGAAGGCGGTGCTGACGTTGAAAACAAATTAATGGATATTGAAGACAAGCTTGACGAACTCATGGCTGAATTTGAACAGCTCATGGGCAACGAAGGCGACGACATGGGCGACGACATGGGCATGGATGACATGGGCGACATGGGCGACGAAGAAACCCTTGATGTTGAACTTGACGGCGAAGACGACATGGGCGACGAAGAAGAAGTTGAATTTGGTGACGAAGAAGGCATGATGGAAGCTATCAGCCTCAAAGCAGCACCAAAGCCAACTACTTCTGAAGAAGGCGGTATCAACAAGAAGGCTGTATATGCAGCAAATAGTGGTGCAGCAGGTATGGCATCAAAGCCAGTGCATGCAACTGGAACAGAAGCAAAAGGTCGTCCAGCTCCTACAACCAAGGATCTGATCAGTGACGTGCAAAATGCTCCTGCTCGTTCAGGTGTTAAACTGAGCCCAGCTACCAAGCCACACCTAGCACAAGCTACTGGTGTTAATACTAAGAGCCCAGTTGGCAAGGCTTAATAAATCGTGAGCAAATACCTTAGAGAACATCTAAGCTTTAACCAGGCCCAGATTGAGCTGATCAATGAAGACGCTCCAGATGGGTCTGGCAAGAGTCTCTACATGAAAGGTATCTGCATCCAAGGCAACAAGCGCAACGCCAACGAAAGAGTTTATCCAACACGTGAAATCGCTCGTGCAGTCGGTACAATCAACGAGCAAATTAAGAATGGACAAAGTGTGTTGGGTGAAGTTGATCATCCAGATGATCTAAAAATTAACTTAGATCGTGTAAGCCACATGATTCAAAACATGTGGATGGACGGCGATGACGGATACGGAAAACTAAAGATATTACCAACTCCAATGGGTCAGCTAGTAAAAACTATGCTTGACTCTGGAGTTAAACTAGGCGTTAGCAGCCGTGGAAGCGGCAATGTTAACGATCACACAGGACATGTCAGTGATTTTGAAATTGTCACTGTTGATGTAGTTGCCCAACCCAGTGCACCTAATGCATACCCCACAGCAGTCTATGAAGGTCTCATGAATATGAAGTACGGACATAGAGTGTTGGAGATTGCAAAAGAAGCTGGCACGGACGACAAAGTACAGAGATATTTGAAACAGGAAATCAAACGCCTGATCAAAGATCTCAAGATTTAGGAGAATCTACTAATGTTAGATGCCATCAAACCATTACTAGATAGCGGCCTTATTAATGAAGATGTCAGCAAAGAACTCAACGAAGCTTGGGAATCAAAGCTGTCAGAAGCCAAAGAACAGGTACGTGCAGAACTCCGCGAGGAATTTGCACAACGCTATGAACACGATAAATCCGTGATGGTTGAAGCCCTAGATCGCATGGTAACCGAAGGTCTACAAACAGAGATCGCTGCTGTGTCTGCTGAAAAGCAAGCATTGGCAGAAGATCGTGTCAAGTTCCAAGGCAAGATGAAAGAGTCAGCTACAAAGTTCAACAACTTTATGGTGACAAAACTTGCTGAAGAAATTGGTGAACTGCGTAAAGACCGCAAGACTCACAACGAAAGCCTAGAAAAACTAGAAAATTTCGTTGTTCGTGCTCTTGCAAATGAAATCACAGAGTTCGCACAAGACAAGAAGAAAGTTGTGGAAACACAAGTTCGCTTGGTTCGTGACGCTCGTGTGAAACTTGAATCACTCAAAACAAGATTTGTCAAAGAATCTTCGCAGAAAATGACTCAAGCCATTACCAAGCATCTCAAGGCCGAACTACACCAATTGCGTGAAGACATCAAAGTTGCTCGTGAGAACAATTTTGGTCGTCGTATTTTTGAAGCCTATGCAGCAGAATTTGGAGCAACACATCTCAATGAAAACGCTGAAGTACGTAAGTTAAACAGTGTAATCGCTGAGAAGAATTCTAAGCTCGCTAAGGCAGTACAGATTGCTGAGCAGGCCCGTGTGGTCGTCGAAAGCAAAAATAGAGAGATTCGTCGTATTCAGGAAAGCAACGAACGTGAAAGCGTTATGAGCGACCTGCTTGCTCCTCTTAACAAAGAGAAACAAGAAATTATGAAGAATCTGCTCGAAAGCGTACAAACAGCTCGTCTGAAAAACGCATTCGAAAAGTATCTACCAGCGGTACTCGAAAACCGTTCTGCAAAAGCCCAGAAAGTGATTACAGAAAGTGTTAGCGAAGTAACTGGTGATAAGCAAGCTCCGGCTCAAGATGAAAATCGTAGCAATGTGATTGACATCAAGAGACTGGCTGGGCTATAAGAAATATAAGGAGACTTAAATGTCACAAGAATTACTTGAAAGCCGCTGGGACGAAACTAAAGACGCTCTCATGGAAGGCCTTAAAGGTTCACGTCGTAGCACCATGGGTGTTATCCTCGAGAACACACGTCGTTATTTGAAAGAAAATGCAACTGCTGGCAGCACAGCCGCTGGTAACGTTGCAACACTGAATCGCGTCATTCTGCCGGTTATCCGTCGTGTGATGCCAACAGTTATTGCTAACGAACTGGTTGGCGTTCAGCCAATGACCGGTCCAGTTGGTCAAATCCACACTCTGCGTGTTCGCTATGCAAGCTCAATGACTGACACTTCTGCTGCTGCAACCTCAACAGTTGCTGGCGATGAAGCACTGTCACCATTTAAAATTGCAACAGCTTACTCTTCAGCAACTACAGTATCTTCTGGCGTTCCTGGCGCAAGTCAGACTCGCTACACTGGTGCTGACACTTCGGTTCTTGAAGGTTCTGGTGGTCGTAACATCAGCGTTCAGATCCTGAAGCAAGCTGTTGAAGCTAAAACACGTAAGTTGCAAGCTCGCTGGACTTTTGAAGCAGCTCAAGACGCACAAGCAATGCACGGTATTGATGTAGAAGCAGAAATCATGGCAGCTTTGGCTCAAGAAATTACAGCTGAAATTGACCAAGAAATCCTGTTGAGCCTGCGCACTCTTGCAGCAACTGAGTTTACATACAACCAAGCTACTGTATCTGGTACAGCTACATTCGTTGGTGACGAACACGCCGCTTTGGCAGTTCTGATCAACCGTGTTGCTAACTTGATCGCTCAGCGTACACGTCGTGGCGCTGGTAACTGGGCTGTTGTTTCTTCAGCAGCATTGACTGTTCTGCAGTCAGCAACAACTTCAGCTTTTGCACGTACCACTGAAGGTACATTTGAAGCACCTACCAACACCAAGTTTGTTGGTACACTGAACGGCGCAATGCGTGTGTTTGTTGACAGCTATGCTGCTGACACTACACCTGTGCTGGTTGGTTACAAAGGTTCTTCAGAAGCAGATGCAGCAGCATTCTACTGCCCATACATTCCTTTAATGTCAAGCGGTGTTGTTCTGGATCCAACAACATTCGAACCAGTCGTGTCATTTATGACTCGTTATGGTTACATCGAACTTACTAACACAGCAAGCAGCTTCGGTAACGCAGCTGACTATCTGGGTGAGATCGCTGTTTCGAACCTGTCGTTCTCCTAATCCGAGAGCAATCCAAGCAAAAAACCCACTTCGGTGGGTTTTTTCATATATAGAAATATGTTTGTTCCAGCACCTCCTCCCAGCTCTGAAATAATTAATTTTGATCTTGAATTTAGCAGTGAATACTGGGACCAACCGCCAACAGTAGACATTTGTATTGATGGCATTCACAAAGGTTGTTGGACTGTGGATAGTAAAAATTTTCAAGTTCACTTTCAACACCAATTAGATTTTGGTGTTGATCATACGCTGGAAATACAGCGCGGGGGCAAAACTCCAAATCAAACTCGTGAAATAGCACCCGGCGAATACCAAACACAAACCTTGACAATTAATCAAGTCCATGTTGATAGAACCAATATGCAAAACATAGTGTGGCATAGTTGTACATTCACTCCAGAATATCCTGAACCTTGGGCTACCCAAATGCGCGACAGTGGTGTTGATCTTGAAGAACATTTACGCGGAGAGATGACACTGGGACACAACGGCCTATGGAAATTTACGTTTGGATCTCCAGTATATAAATTCCTTGTTGATTTTGTGCGAGGTGAGCGTGAATAACACCCTGTCAAAACAACTTGATCCTTTGCGTGATGACTTCTTGGAAAACATCAAACATCGCTGGTTCAACGAATCACACCCGGTGGTTAAAAACAGCGAGTTCATTCCACTGCTCAACGAATGGTTTCAAAACACCAAAGTCAATAATTTAACTGGATGGCATGCCTTGGGCTGCATTGATGTTACCATGGGCTGCACCCATTACATTGAAAGTTTTGTGTTACGGCATGGATGGGATGGATTTCAACTGTTGACCGATGAGTACGCTTACTATTCATTCATGGGAAAGTGGGGAGTTGCAGCAGGCAATTTAAAACCCAACAAGCCACTGATAATGACAATTCCTCATTATAGATGGGGAGGTATGCGACCAGAGTGGAATGATATACTCCGCGAATGTGAGCAGAAAAACATTGACATACATCTGGATATGGCCTGGGTGACATTGTCTCGTAATGTTGAAATAGATTTTTCTCATCCCAACATACGTAGTGTGGGAATGAGCATGACCAAATATGGGCTTGGTTGGAATCGTGTTGGGCTACGATATAGCAAACAACGAACCATGGACAGCATAACAATGTTCAATCATTACTACCAGCCAGATACTAATGTAGCACTCAGCAGTTGCGGTGCATTTTGTGTGGATCAAATCTCAAGAGATTATGGATGGAATACCTATGGTCAGAAGTACAGCAAGTTATGTGTTGACCTTGCAGTGAATGAAACTAGTTTTATTCATGTGGTACAGACTCCCCAAGGGCAAAGTCTAGGATGTACCAGACTATTGACTAATTTTACTCCACATCGCGAACAGTGAGTATCTAATAGTGTTGTTAGGCACTGGCCATGACACTTTGTGCACCAACTGTTGATTGGGTCTGTGATATACCAAGTATCCGGTGTTTGATTGAAAGCCAATAGCAATTTCTTTGTCATCTATGCAAAAAGTAGTTCCCGGGCATAGTGGATTCCCAAACAAATACACTTGAAGACTGACGGAAACAGTGTCGTTGTCAGTGTGCCAATCTAAAAAATACTCAGGAGCATCTTGCCAAAGAGTAATACCAAGAAATCTATGATTGTGTAACTTAAATTTGTCAAATACTGCTGCACTGACTCCATTGCAAATTTCGTGTAATTCTTCAATGACAGTTTCAGCATGCCATGCAAGTTTCTTCCTGTGCTGGCCATATGCTGATGTCTCATATTCCCAGGGCTGTTCTATGTTGGTTTTGAGATAGGTTTCAAGTTTGGCGATGGCAGTGTCAGGTAAAATTTGATTGACTTGATACAAGTCTGCAGCAACAGGTATTGCATTGTCTAATGCGGCCCGCAACAACGATACACCAGAATTGATTAACGATTGATCAATCATACAATATTTATAGACGCACTTTGGGTTTTTGCATTAATCTATAAATAAACTGTCCGCAATAATGCGGCTTATGCGGTATTAACCCACCGCGTAGTGGTTAGAACCCACATCGGACTTCTTTAAGGAGAAAACAAATGGGACGTCCTCTCAAAATTCAAAAATATTCAACTAATTCAGGTCAAGGTTC